GGCAGAGGCGAGATATGGGGCCATTACCGCCCCTGGATGCTTGGCAAGCCCGGCACATTCTGGCTGCGCGGGCTGGAAGACAAGGCACGCGAGCTAGAGCGCCAGCGCAGGCTGCGTATCGAGCTTGGAATATTAAGCGATGACGAAGAGCAGCGGATCGAGCGTGCGATCGAGCAGGTAGAGGAATTCGTCATCCGCGAGCCGGAGCCGGTTGCGCGCAACGAGCAACGAGCGCAGCGTCTGGCAGAGAGGGTAGAGAAGCTCATCGCCGGACTGGAGAAGAAGGCTAGTCTCGAGGAAGCCGAGGAGCAGGACGACGAAGAGCAAATCGGAATGTTGTTCAGAGGAATGCTATAGATGGCTACGATCGAGAAACCCGTGACTCTTGATTTGCTGGATGGCCAGGGTGCGCCAGCTTTGTCCTCCACGTCCGATATTCCGGTCGTAGAGACCAAACCTGACGCGACCAACGAGGAAGCGCCACCAGAGCAGGAAGCAGAAGCACCGGCCGCAGCACCTGAAGGCGAGAAGCCGGAAGGCGCAGAACAACCTGGAGAATCGGCGACTCCAGCTACGGAAGAGCAATCCGGCGAACCGGCGAAGAAGGAGTCTCGCGGGGTTCAGAAAGCGCTCGACAGACTGACAGCGGAAAGGGAAGAGCACAGACGCAGAGCAGACGCAGCCGAGGAACGGCTCGAGCGCGCTCTGGACGTCCTCGAAAAGCTGACCGGGCAACCGGCGGCAGCAGAGGAGACCAGGGCAGCCGATACGGAGCCTGCCAAACCGGTCCGGGAGAAGTACGCGGATGCAGCCGCATGGGAACGCGCCTTGTTGGATTATTCCGACGAGAAAGCCGCATGGGTTGCACGCAAGGAAGTCCGGGCGGCGATGGCCGAGCATGCTGCAAAGACGCAAGCCACCAGCGACCATAGCACCTTGCAGACAGCACACAAGGCGCGTATGGACAAAGCACGGGAGAAGTACGCCGATTTCGCGGAGTATGCAGAACGCTCCGATATCAGCGTCGCGTTGCCCGTGGTGGCCGCTATTTTGCACTCCGAAAACGGGGCCGAACTGCAGTATTACCTCGGCAAGAATCCCGCCGAAGCGCAGCGCCTGAACAAACTCCCTCCTCCTATGCAGATCCTGGAGCTGGGCAAACTGGAAGCGAAATTGACCGCCAAACCAGAGGCCAAGCCGAACGTTTCCGCCGCACCGAAGCCGATCAATCCGAGCCGCCCGGCAGCAGAGGGCGTGCGCAAGCCTCCGGAGGACGAATCGATGGAGGAATATGCCGCACGCAGGCAGAAGGAGATCCGGTCTTCCATGCGGCACTGAGCCAACTTAAGGAGCTACAACCATGTCTTCAGCAGTGTTGCTTACTCCATCGATCATCACCAAGGAAACCCTGGTGATCCTGGAGAACAACCTGGTTGCGGCCAACCGAGTCAACCGCAAGTTCGAGAACCAGTTCGTCAAGATCGGCGCTTCACTCACGATCCGCAAGCCGAACAGGTTCACCGTTGCCTCCGGAGCCGCCCTCCAGGTGCAGGACATCGCCGAGCCATCCGTCTCGATTACCGTCGATAGTCAGCGCCATGTGGACTTTCAGTTCACGTCTCAGGACCTGACATTGACGATCGAGGAATTCTCTGCTCGGTATCTCAAGCCAGCCATGGCCAGCCTCGCCAACCAGATCGATTTCAGCGTTCTGGGCAATACGGCGAGCATCAGCAATTATGTGGGCACTCCAACAGTGACGCCGGCTGCGTTTTCCACCTCGGTCCAGCTGACTGGACGCAGGATGGACGACAACGCCGCGCCGCAGGACGAGCGCTGCATGATTCTGAACCCGGCTGCATACTGGGCCATCGCGAATGGACTGGCACCCAGCTTCGTGATGCCGACCGCCAAGGAAGCCCTGGTCAAGGGTTATCTGGCCACGATCGGCAATTATGAGATGTACATGGACCAGAACGTGCGTACCCAGACCGCTGCGCAGCACAATACCTCCCTCGGTATGGTGGTGACGACTGCGCAAGGGAATGGCGCTACCACTACGCTCTTCGGCGGAACGGCAACCGAGACGCTGGCAGTAGGCGAAGTCTTCACCATCGCTGGGGTCTTCAACATCAACCCGCAATCCAGGCAATCTACTGGCGTGCTGAAGAACTTCACCGTCACGGTGACGAGTCATACCGGCTCGAGCTGGCCGATCACCTTTACCCCGTCTATCGTGACCTCTGGCCCATACCAGAACGTGTCGGGTCCGGCTTCTACCGGCTCCGGCATTACCTGGCTGACCGGCACGACTAGCGCTCAGATCGGCACTCCGCACAATCTGGCGCTGACGCGGGATTGCATCGGGCTGGTGATGGTGCCGCTGGAGATTCCTGGAGGCGTGGATTTTGCCGCCAGGGAAACTTACCGCAATATCAGCATGCGTACAATCAGGGCTTACGACATCAACAACGATGTCTTCCCGACCAGGATCGACGTGCTGTACGGGACAACCGTATACTACGACGAGCTTGGCTGCCGTCTAGGAGGTTGACATGCCACTCTCTTCATCCAACGCGGTCCGTCAGCTCTCGGATGCGAACAGCCAGGGAACCATTCTTGGCCAATCCGCAACCGATCTGATCGGATTCTATGGTGTGACTACTGGCGTGGCTCGCATGACGCTGGCTACGCTATCCACCGATGTAAGCTCCACTGGCGCATTTGGATTCGGAGATGCGACTACGGCAAGCAGCGTGGTAGCGGCGCTCGAGAAATTGCGCGACATGGGCCTGTTCGGCTAATAACATGCAGATCTCACCACTGTCTGACGTGGTGATTATCCGCCGGCTGCCTCCGGAAACGGTGTCAGCTGGCGGAATTCATCTCGCCTGGGATCCGGATTACCGGGAGGACATCGGCGTAGTGGCATTTGTCGGCCCCGGTAAGGCCAAGGAAGTGTCCGTCAAGCCGGGCGATAAGGTGCTCTTCTCCACCAATGGCCACCAGATCACGGTGATCAACGGCGAGGAGCTGGTCGTATTGCGAGAGCCGTCCATTATAGGAGTGATCGTCGAGTGAATCCGCGTGTTTCGATCTGCACATCCGTCCTCAATCAGAGCGAGTTCCTGAAGCGCATGATCGCTTCGGTTCAGGCTCAGACCATGCCTGACTGGGAACTCATTCTGGTGGATGACGGCTCTACCGAAGACATAAAAGGCCTGATCGATCAGATCAACGACCGGCGTATCGTCTATGTGCGCTTCCCGGAGAACAAAGGCATTCCGCATGGGCTCAATCATGCCTTCACTCTGGCCACTGGAGATTACATCCAGCCTCTCTCGGCGGACGAGTTCATCACCCCGGATAAGCTGGAAGTGCAGGTTGCCTTCCTGGATGCTCACCCTGAGATCGGCTGCGTCTGGGGATTGCCTGGCAAAGGCGAGATGAGCCTGCGTTCGAGCTGGGAGCAATATACGCGTCGCGCCCATAATCGATCACGCGAGGCCTGGATCCGTACGCTCATGACGTTGGACGACATTCCGATCGGCGGGGCTTCCATGCTAATGCGCAAGCCGATCATGGACGATTTGAAAGGATTCGATCCGCAATTCTTCCACTGCTCAGACCTGGAGTTGTTCGTGCGCTTCTTCCAGAAGCACGAGGGCTGGATCATGCCGTATCGGTTCGCGGATGCAGACCAGCCGGAGACACGCTTGACTGCCCCATCCGAGAAGAATGCTAAGCGCTTCCGGGCCGATATGAAGCGCCTGCACAAGAAGCACAAGCTGATGCTGCCTCCCAGGACCGGCCGAGTCACGATCGGAATCCCGGTCTACAACATGGCCAAGTTCATCGGCTCCACGTTGGAGAGCCTCAAGGCACAGACAGTTAAAGACTTCGACTTGATGATCCTGGACGATGCCAGCACGGATGACCTGTCTGCTGCGCTTGCGCCCTATGCGGACATGGGCATCCAGTTACTAAAGTTCGACGAGAACCGCGGTGTGCGGCATGCAGTCAACCAGATGATCGCGCGGTGCGAGACCGAGTTCTACGTCTCTCTGGCTGCAGACGACACGATAGAGCCGACATTCCTAGAGCGCGTGCTCGCCGAGTTCAAGGCCGATCCATGGCTGGAATTCGTAGCATCTCAGACCGACTTCATGGACGAGCAAGGCAAGATCCTGCCTCCCGGATCCAATGTCCTGCAGACCATCGTCAAGGCCTCGAATAAGCCAAGAGCTGTCTGGCTAGAGCAGTTGAAAGATGGCAACCATTATTTTGGCGTAGGCATGTACCGGACTTCTGCGTTGCGGCAACTTACTGGGTTCAATGTAGACGATGGCGTGCTGACAGACTATGACATGTATCTGCGGCTGCTGCACCGGGAGAACATCAAGATCGTGGAAGAGCCGCTCACACATACCAGGATCCACGAAGGGATGTCTAGCTTCGGGCCTGGCAAGATCGATCCGATCTGGCTCAAAGCCAAATATCACGAGATCAAGAGCCGCTATTTCGCCCCCAGACAAAAGGTGATCATCGCCACGCCGTTCTACGAGATGCGCGGGTTCTCGCCTTATATCGCCTCGCTCACCGAGACGGTTAAGCTGTTATGCAAGTTCGGCATCGATCACGAGTTCTGGGAACTCTCCGGTGACAGCTACGTAGATCGGGCCAAGAATACGCTGTTCAACAAGTTCCTGGAAGACCCATCGGCCACGGATCTCTTCATGATCGACTCGGACATGCAATGGAATCCGATCGGATTCCTCAACATGCTGTCTTTCCCGGAAGAAATCGTGATGGGCAGCTATCCGCAGAAGAATGCCTGGACAATCTGGACAGCTCGGCCACTGCTCAAGGAGGAGAATGGCCGTGAGCACCCGGTGGGGCGCATGCTTCCGGATGGATCTGCCTTGATCAAGGCCCAATATCTGGCCGGAGGATTCATCCGCCTCAAGCGCTCGTGCCTGGAGAAATACAGAGAAGCGTATGGCGAGGAATACAACTACTACGATGCCGGGGCCGACCCAGGCAAGCCGGACCGCAAGTATATCGAGTTCTTCACTTGCGAGCGGCGCAAGAACGATCTAGGCAACAATCTGCGCTGGGGCGAGGATCGTGTCTTCGGGCTTCGTATGGCTGATATCGGCATAGAAGGCTGGATCTATCCCAATGTGGACTTTGGGCACTATGGGGTGAAGGGCTGGATGGGCAACTTTGATCGCTTTCTCAAGGATCCGACACAGCAGGCAGCATGACTACCGCATCCGACATCATCACCCGCGCAGCTCGAGCGCTTGGCTATCTTGGCAGGACCGAGACGCTATCTGCTGGAGACGCAAACGACGGTCTGAATACGTTCAACGCGTTGCTCGATTCCTGGAGCAACGAGAAGTTGATGTCCTATGTCACGCTCCAGCGCAGCTTTCCGCTGGTCGTGGGCACGCAATCCTATACGATCGGTAGCGGGGGCGATATCAATGTCGCCAGGCCTCTTGATATCACCCAGGCCTTCCTGAGAGATGCACAGAACAACGACTACCCGATCGTGATTGTCAACCAGGAGACCTGGAACAATATCGGCGAAAAGCAGATCACGAGTCAGCTGCCCGATACACTGTTCTACAGCTCTGGCTACCCACTGGGCACGATCTACATATTCCCAGTGCCATTGATTGGTTACACCGTCTTCTATGACAGTGTGACCAATCAGGTCACGTTCTCGGATCTGACGACGTCGCTTTCAATGCCGCCAGGCTATGAGCGCGCGTTCATCATGAATCTGGCGCTCGAGCTGGTGAGCGCAGGATTCCCGATCCTGCTGGATGACAAAACCTACATGCGCCTCATGGAGAATGCCTCGGAAGCAAAAGCGAACGTGAAAAGAACGAATATCAAAGAGGTGTTGGCGGAGTACGATCCTGCGATCATCAGCCAATCGCAGGCCACCTACAATATCTACAGCGACGGCTACAACAGAATCAGATGAGAATCGGGCTCTTCGGCATCGGCACAGAAAGCTATAGCAAGGCGATCACGGCGCAGCGCAGGATCAACTGTTATGTGCGCGT